GCTGTTGCTTCTGCTGAGCAGATCAACAAAGTTGAGAACTACCGTGACCCAGACAGCTTTGCTGACATCGTGCGTGGTATGCACCTTTACGGACGCAAGATCCTGCGCCCAGAGGCACTTCTCACAGCACGTTACAACGCTGCCTAAATTACTTAGTTTGTCGGGCTGGTCTCTCACGAGGCTGGCCCTTCAACACACTTAACGGTAGGATAACTCTATGGCTACTTACGTATCGCTAGTTAATGAATTACTAAGACGCATGAATGAAGTCACACTTGATACTGCAGGTGATGGCTTTGACACTGTGCGTAATGTTCAAGCTCTAGCTAAGGATGCAGTTAATAGTAGCATTAGACTTATTCTTCAGAACGGTCAAGAGTGGCCCTTCCTCAAGACTACATACACACAAACTCTTACTACAGGTACACGCCAGTACAACTTCCCTGCAGACTACTCAAGTGTAGACTGGGATACGTTCTATATTAAAAAGCTTGAGTCAGAGCAGAACGGCCCTCGCCGTTTGAAGGCTATCTCTTATGAAGACTACATTCAGAACTATAGATCTTCTGACGATAGCGGAGATACAGTAAACGGTGAGTCTGCCCCTTCAGTAGTTTATCAGACTTATGGAGAGGCCTTTGGTGTTACCCCTGTACCTAACGCTGCCTACGAAATAGAGTACGTCTACTGGTCTTTCCCTGCTGACCTTACTGTGTACAATGACGTAACAGTTATTCCTGATCGTTTTAAGCACGTACTTATTGACGGTGCTATGATGTTTATGATGCGCTTCCGTAGTAACGAACAGAGTGCAGCAATGCACCAGAATAACTTTGAGGATGGCATCAAGTCAATGCGCCGTGTATTAATGGATGATGCTATTGAGATTAGGTCCACGGTAGTTACACGAGGTAGTACCTCTTCTTTTAGTGGCGGGTACTAATGGCTGATAATCTAGCCTCATTTAAAGTCTTCTGCCAAGGCGGTCTTAACACTAGCCGTGATGTGCTATCACAGGGTGAGACACAGCCTGGTTCAGCTATCTCATTGATTAACTATGAGCCTGCTGTTACTGGTGGCTATCGTAAGATCAGCGGATTTATTAATGACTTTGGTACTGTTACGGGTACAGGAGATGTACTTGGTGTATGTGTAGCTAATGGCATTAATAACGGCATTCTTGCTTGCCGTAGACCCTCTAGCGGAAATAACTATTTACATTATTGGTCAGGAAATGCTTGGGTTGCTGTAACTACTTCTGGTTCACCTACAATGTCAGGTGTTACTAAGGTACGTTTTTCTAAGTTTAACTGGGGTAGCCCTAAGATAGTCTTAACAGATGGTATTAACCCTGCATCTACTTATGATGGTACTACTTATACACAGATTACTCATACGGATGCACCTAGTGCGCCTAGATATTCTACATTCTATCAGAACCATTTATTCTTATCGGGTGACCCTACTGAAGATACTAATTTATACTTCAGTGCGCCTTACGATGAGACTAGCTTTGCTGCTGCTGATGGCGCAGGCGTTATTAACGTGGGTTTCCCTATCGTAGCAATTAAACCTTTTCGAGATGCGTTGTACATCTTTGGTACTAACAATATCCGTAAACTTACAGGCAACAACATTGCTAACTTTTTACTTGAGAATATTACGGATGACCTTGGTTGTCTAGCTACTGATAGTGTTATTGAGATTGGTGGCGACTTGCTATTCTTGTCACAGGATGGTCTACGTCCTGTTAGTGGTACTGATAAGATTGGTGACGTTAACCTTGAAACGGTATCTAAAGACATTCAGTCTATCTTTACTGATGTTATCTTTGATGTAGACCTAGAGGGTCTTAACGCTGTTGTTATTCGTCAGAAGACGCAGTTCCGTTATTTCTTTTCAGGCAGTGATACTCAGGGTATTATTGGTGGGTTTAGACAGACACCTAATGGACTACAGTTTGAATACAGTCAGATGCTGGGTATTACCGCTACTTGTGCAGACAGTGGGTACATAGGTCAGAACGAGTTTGTTATTCACGGTGACTCAGCAGGTAAAGTGCATAGGCAGGAACGTGGTAATGACTTTGATGGCGAGGACATCTTTTCTGTATTCCAGACACCATTCTTTCATATGCAAGACCCAGAGCAACGTAAGGTATTCTACACTGTAGCTACTTACTTGCGTTCGGAGGGTGACAACGAGATCGTTATGTCTGCCTTGTATGACTACGAGGATGTAGACACACTGAGTCCAACTAACTTTACATTAACAACACAGGGTGCTGCAGCATACTACAACGAAGCCTTGTATGACAGTACAGCAATCTTTGATGGAAACCCTGCACCAGTACGCAGAGTAAATATATCAGGCTCAGGTAAGTCAGCATCCTTAAAATACGTAACAAACGACACTAATGCCTCGCACAGCGTTCAAGGCATAGTAATCACATTCGGAGTGGGAGATAGGTTGTAGCATGGCAGGTTATACAAGACAGTCAGTAGCTGACATTATCGCTAATGCGGTTATTAAGGCTGCACCAGTAAACGCAGAGTACAACGCCATTCGTGACGCATTTGCTTTATCTGGTGGACACAAACACGATGGTAGTTCCACTGAGGGTGCTTACGTACCACTTATTGCTGACACCGATGCATTGAACAAAGTTGTAATAGATACAACTAATAATCGTATTGGTTTCTTTAGTGAGGTAGGTGGTGCTGCAGTAGAGCAGGTACGAGTACAAGACGGTGCTATTGTACCCATAATAGACAATGACATTGATCTTGGTGCATCTGGACTTAAATTTAAGAACCTGTATGTAGATGGTATTGGCGAGATTGGCTCCGTTACTATTCTTGGTGGCAGCATAGACGGTGCGATTATTGGCGGAACTACTCCTGCTGCTGCTGACTTCACTACAATGGACACTACAGGTAACGCTTCTGTAGGTGGTACATTTGATGTTACAGGCGTATCTACTTTCACAGGTGCTATCTCTGCGGGTAGCCTTACTACAACAGGTAACTCCACCCATGCTACTGTAGACATCAACGGGGGTGCTATTGATGGCACTATTATTGGTGCTTCTAGTGCTGTTGCTGGTAGCTTTACAACTGTATCGACATCTGGGCAAGCCACACTGGCAACTGCTGACATTAATGGCGGTACTATTGATGGTTCAGTTATTGGTGGTACAACTGCACAGGCTATAACAGGTACAACTATTACAGCTAACACAGGCTTCACTGGTACACTCACAGGTAATGTCACAGGTAATGTAACGGGCAACGTAACGGGTAATGTCACAGGAGATGTGACGGGTGATCTTACAGGTAACGTGACTGCCTCTTCGGGTACAACTACTCTGAATAACCTTGTAGTGGATGGCACAGTAGACTTCACAAGTACCGCCCTGTTAAACGTGAGTGACCCTACTACTGCACAACAAGCTGCGACAAAGAATTATGTAGACACTAACGATGCACTCAAGTTAAACCTTACAGGCGGTACGATGTCTGGTGACATCACTATGGGTAGTAACACTGTCACGGGTCTGGGTACACCAAGTGCTACGTCTGATGCTGCCACTAAAGGTTATGTGGACACAGAGGTAGCTGCACTTGTAGACTCTGCACCCGGTACGCTGGACACACTAAACGAACTAGCCGCTGCGCTGGGCGATGACCCAGACTTTGCTACTACCATCACTACAAGCATTGCTACTAAGCTGCCTCTTGCTGGTGGTACAATGACAGGTGACATTACTCTTGGAGCAAACAAAGCTACTTCTACAGCTGCCCCTGCTACAAACGATACACTTACTCGTAAGGGTTACGTAGACACTCAAGACGCACTGAAGCTTGACCTAGCTGGTGGCACTATGAGTGGTGCTATTGCGATGGGTACGTCTAAGATCACGGGACTAGGTGATCCTACAGCAGCACAGGATGCAGCAACTAAGGCATATGTTGATACGGCAGATGCAACTAAGTTGAACCTGTCTGGTGGTACTCTC